AAAATTGATTGGGGTTGTTTATCAAGTAATCCAGCAGCAATTCATTTAATAAGCGAAGTGTTAGAACAAAACCCTAACAAAATTAATTGGATTGAGTTATCAGCAAATCCTAAAGCAATTCATATTTTAGAACAAAATTTAGACAAAATTGATTGGGTTTATTTATCAGGAAATCCAGCAGCCATTCATTTACTAGAACAAAATCCAGACAAAATTGATTGGTTTGAGTTATCACGCAATCCAGCAGCGATTCATATTTTGGAACAGAACCTAGACAAAATTTATTGGTTTATGATATCAATGAATCCAGCAGCCATTCATCTACTCGAACAAAACCCTGACAAAATTGATTGGGAATGGTTATCACAAAATCCAGCAGCCATTCATTTAATAAGCAAAGCGTTAGAACAAAATCCAGACAAAATTTATTGGCAATGGTTATCATACAATCCAGCAGCAATTCATCTACTAGAACAAAAACCAGACAAAATAGAATGGTGGAATTTATCTATGAATCCAGCAATCTTTACTTATGATTATAAACACATTGCAGAACATAGATGGCCTATCAATAAAGAGATTATTCAAAACCGATTCCATCCAAAGAATATGAAATACTTTTCTGGATGGGGTATTGAAGAATTTGATGATTATGAAGAATGATAAATAATAAAAAATAAATAATAAAAACTGTTATAATGGTTTATATTTATACTTTTTAAATACTTTTCTTTTTAGTTGGTGTAATATCCATTTCTTCTAATGAAACAGTAATATTAGATGACTTCTTAACCATTTTTTTAGTTCCTCCTATAACCTTTGCAATACCTTTCTTTTTTGTTACCCCGTTTTGCGATTCCTCTCTTTCTTTTAGATATTCTTGATATTCGTGTTCAAGAATTTCTAATTCTGTTAACCACATTTCTTCAATAGAGGTTGACTTAATTCTTATTAATTCATCATTTTTATATTGATGCTCTTTTAATATTTTTTCTATATTTTCTTCTGATACTGCATCCATCGACATTTTAACTAAATATTCAAAATATTCGTCATTATCAATAATATCATAATCTTTATATTTAAGCATATCCACGATTTCTTGCTTCTTTTTCTTTCTTAAATCAATGGTTCCATCTAATACTTCTTGAATATATTTTACTTTATTCGATAAAATCATAATCTCTTTTTCTAACACATCAATTATAAATTCTTTTCTATCGTCATAATATTCCAAACGGATATCAAAATAATCATCAATAATTTCCTCAACATTATCATATTTTTTTAATTTATCTTCTGAATTAAACATGTTCATATTTGTAGTTAAACTTGTAGAATATAATTTTAATAATTTTTCTAATCCATTACACCCGTAATCCCCTTTAGATGAAACTAATTCATCTAGTTTTCCTTTACTAAAGGTAATTACAAATTCTACAGTGGTATCTGTATAATTTTCAAATACGTCTTTGATAATAGGAACTATTTTTTTCCCTTCTTTGTCTTTATCATTTTGCAAGTCATTTAATACTATTTTAAAATCTTCTGTCCAATAACCAACTGGTAATTCAGTTACTCTAATTTTATCTGTATCTAGTGTTTCATATTTTCCCTTGAATACAAATTTTGTATCACTCACTTTTTCTGTTACCCCAGTAAAACCTTCGTAATAAGGAAAGAACTCAATATTATCATTTGTATTTTTTTTTAATTTATTTTTTAAATAAGCAATTATATCTTTTGGATTATAACACATAATTTCAGTGCTAAAACCAGTTCCAATACCTTTTGAACCATTAACTAATACCATTGGGATAATAGGAACATAAAATTGTGGTTCCACAGGTGTTCCATCGTCATCCAAATACTTTAAAATATGGTCATCCTCTTGTGGAAATATAAGTCTAGTAATTCGTTCAAGACGTGTAAATATATATCTTGGACTTGATGCATCTTGACCACCCTTAATTCTTGAACCAAATTGACCTGATGGATATAGCAAATTAATATTGTTTGAACCAACAAAATTTTGAGCCATTCCCACAATTGTCTTATTCAAACTTTCTTCTCCGTGATGGTAACCCGAATGTTCAGAAACATAGCCCGAAAATTGAGCTACTTTTATTTCACTGGATAATCTCTTTTTAAACGCACTATATAATATTTTTCGTAAACTGATTTTAAGCCCATCCATTAAATTAGGAATACTACGGTCACAATCATATTTAGAGAAATGAATTAGCTCTTTGTTGATAAATTCTTCGTATGGGATCATTTGTTTACTTGTATCTGCAAAACTATCTCTATTATAAACAGTTTCTAACCATGTTTTTCTATCATCGGCTCTTTTTTTATTAAATACCATATCAATCGCATCATCGCTAATAGGTCCAGTATGTTCAAACCCAACAAACTTTTTTTCCTCAAAATACTCTTTGAATTCAGTTTTAGTAGAAGTACCTAATCCTTTATAATATTTAATATCCCAACCCTTTGTCGTGTTATTGCTTTTCCATTGTTCATATTCTCCTTCATTATAAAATTTTAATTCTTGATTTCCTTTTTTTGCTTTTAATATTGGTGTATTCATAAAGCCAATAAATCCAGAAATATGTGTTAGAGAAGCCCATTCATTTTGAAATAGATTAATACATAAGCCTTTAATATGTGAACCATCTAAATCTTGGTCGGTCATAAAAACTACTTTTGAATACCTTAAATTCTGGTGAACTTCTTCAATCGTCTTATATTCTTTTCCAGATTCTAAACCAAGAATTTTCTTGATATCTTTAATCTCATTATTTTCTGCTACTTTTTTTGTTGTTTCGCCTCGCACATTCATCACTTTACCCTTTAAAGGATATACTCCTATTGTGTTTCTATCTACCGATGATAATCCAGAAATAACACCTGTTTTGGCTGAATCTCCCTCACAAAAGATAATCATACATTCTTTTGATTTTTCAGTTCCAGCCCAATTCGCATCATCTAATTTAGGAATACCTTTAATAGATTTACTCTTTGTTCCGTCTGTTTTTTTAACGGCTTTATTATCTTTTACTTCTGTAATTGCACACGCTGCATCCATTACCCCCATCTTCGCTACTTTTTCAATAAATTTATCACTTACTTCGCATTTAGATCCAAATTTAGCCATAGGTGTATTCATAAAATCTTTTGTTTGACTGTCAAATGCGGGGTTTTCAATATCACATCGTAAGAATAAAATTAATTGTTCTTTGATTGAATTTGGGTTTACCTTGACTTTTTTCTTCTTTTCAATATATTCGGCTAATTTTCTTGTAATTTGGTTTAAAATATATTCCACGTGTTTACCGCCTTTAGATGTATAAATACCATTCACAAATGATACCTGAATAAACTCATTTGTGGGTGTTAATGCTACTGCATATTCCCAACGAGGATTGGCTTCTTCATATACTCTTGGAGAAACCGCTTTTTCGCCAATATATAAATTAATATATTGTTCAAAATTTTTAGTAGGAATAATAGAAGAATTATATTTAACTTTAATCGTTTTATCGGTGACTGCTGAAATATCATAAACTCTTTTCTTAAGCAGTGCAATTAAATCAGGAGTTAAACCGTTAAGTCCTAGACGTTGATAATCGGGTTTAAATATAATTTTAGTATATGGTTTTGCTTTGGAGGCTTTGGTAATCTTTGGACTACAAATGGTATCAAGATTATCTTTAAACTCTTGAGTATATTTTAAACCACGAATATGATCTACTGTTTCAATAGATCCATATGTAGACCAAATTAATACAAGTTTGAAGCCAAACCCATTTTTACCACCAACAATCTTTTTTTCTTCTTTGTTATAATTGGTTGAAGTTCTTAAATGACCAAATATTAATTCAGGAACCCACGTTTTATATTCAGGATGTTGTACAACATCTATCCCGTTGCCGTCATTTATCATAATAATAGTTCCGTCGTCTTGAATAGCTATATCAATATAAGTGACTGGTAAAGAATTATCGACCCCCTGTTCAATCTTAGATTGCATTCTTACAACGTGGTCTCTACAATTGACAATGCCTTCATCAAATAACTTAAATAAACCAGGCACATAGTTAATATTTTTTTCAATAATTTTATCATTTGTTTCATTCATAATCCATACATTAGAATCCACTGTTTCAACAGAACCGATATACGTATCTGGGTTATCCAGAATATGCTGTTTATCAGTCTTTTGTTGAACATCGAAATATAAAGTATTATCGTCAATCGCGCTCATTGTTATAATATATATCTTTACCTTTTGTATTTAAATAGTTTCAATTTTATTTATTGGTAATAAATATAATTTTGCTGGAAATCGTTGACAAAAATTGATAGGTGCCTCCAGCCCATATATAATATAATTTTTAACTTAAAGCCCTTTAAGTTAAAAAACAATATATATTAGTTCCGCCCACCGCAATAAATAATTATATATTTAAATATTAATTAGTTACTATGTCAACTTATAATAATAATCGTTTTACTCCTGGAAATAAAGGTAATTTAAGATTATTCATCAACAAAGCATTTATTAATCAATATTATAAACAATTTAATACAAATCAAATTTATGATAATATTAATAATGGCGATGATATAACAGAAGGAACTTTATGCGGTTGTATTCAACAAAGGGCGAATTTAATTAAACAAGGATGGAACGACCCTTCACAAACTGAAAATAATCGTATATCACAAATTCTTACAGGGACTTTAGGAGGAAGAACTACATTTGGTAATTTTAATAGACCAGTGGAACTTAATTATTTAGGCGGTTGGGAAGGACAACCAGGTGGATTACCTAAACCACCCAGAAATAAATTTTAATGCGTTTTATTTTTTATCTAAAGGAACTATTTAGACATATCCATATATTCTTTTCATTTTTCATTTTTTATTTTTTTCTTTATTTATTCTATAATGACTGGTAAAACTCATACTATCGGAACTCGTGCACAAGTTTGGCATGGAACAGCTAAAAAAACATCTGGTGGACTAATCAAGAATGATTTAATGATGAATAAGTCTGGTCGTATTGTCTCTAAAGCAAAACACTTTAGCGCCAAAAAAGAAAAACGTCTTTTAAAATACGGATATGGCACCCAAAAAGGTAAATTCGGGTTTGTTAAAGTTGGTTCTAGAAAACATCGTAAGGGGCGTAAGAAAATGAAGGGTGGTCATTCTAATATCGGTATGCCACTTTTTGCTGGTGATGTTGATGGACAAGGTATCACTAATTATGGAGCTAGTGGCTCTGATAGTGTTCAACTTGCAGCGGGTATGGCTGGAGGAAGACGCCGTAGATCTAGAAGAATGCGTGGTGGCTCTGGAATGGCTCCTTTATCTTCTCACGGCTCTTCTAACTGGAATGGGGATGGTATTGATGGTGCTGGAATTACAGTTGGTAACGCTGGATCTGCTAATCTTCAATTATTAGCTGGTATGGCTGGTGGTAGAAAACGCCGTAGAAGGGGTATGATGGGTGGGACAACTAAACCATTTCCTGAACTAAATGGGTCTCCTTTAGATGCCGCATTACAAGCGTCTTAAAATAAAATAACAATAAAATAAAATAACAATAAAATAATATATAACAATATATATATATTATTTATAATATTATGTTTGTAACCATTCTGAACTAACAAATTTTTCAAATTTTATATATGGTTGTAACTGATGAACCAAATATTTCTCAAAATATTGTTTTGAAACAATTAGAAACGATTTTTGTTCTAATATTCCCTTTGCCTTAAAATATGCTTTATACCCTTGATATAAATCATCAAACGATATTAAATCTAAGACAATATTTTTATTTGTTTTAAGAGAATTTAAAAAATCATTAATATCATCTTGTTTAGACCATAAATTACATTTTATATTAGTTATATATTTATTATCAATGACTTCTACTTGTGGAGAAAAATAATGACAAATCATTTTAATCATATTTGCATCCGTAATTTGCGCATTTTTTTGCTCCGAATTTTTATATAATGAGGATATTTCATCTATCTCATATTCATCAATATCATTTTCATCCTCTAACATAGCTATAGTTTCATTTGTTAT